CCTGTGATTGTACCTCCAGAGACTGTGTAGGTATCCACAACAGTCAACTCAGTAAACCCGCCCGTACCCTGAAGGGTATAAGTATATTGCGCAAAGTTATTAACCGTACTTGCATAATCCACAGATGCAACATAGCATTGAAATTGATAAACTCTGTAATTATTTTGAGCATCAATTATATCCAAGTAAGCAGTGTATTTCGTGTCTGTTGTAGTAAGTAAATCCTCAAAGAAATCTATTCCATGCTGATTGGTACCTGAAATCTTAACCAACCCCGACCCAGAAATAGTAAACGCTCTCTTTGTTGGAATAAATTGCCTATGTGTATTATTGGTCTTTGGTGCAAGTTCAAGCATATCCCTTGTGATGGATATGGTAGCATCTTTCGCACACGCAAGAGGGTAGATTGTACTACCAACTGTGTACGCTATGACTAAACCTTCTGCCTTTACTACATCTGCCATTATTGATACAAATAATTTTCTGTGTATGTGTCGTAAGTGTAAGCTGCTGCAGTACTATTAATTATAATATTTCCTGCCGAAATTATAACTGAACTATGCCCAGTAATAACAATAGTAAAAGTATTTGTTGTTGCAATAGTTTGAGTAGGTACATCTAAGTAGACAGTAAAAAATTGATTTGCAGTGTAAATAGTTTGCGTTATAGTGTTTATTGCAGTTCCGTTTTTTCGCAATTCAAAAGTAACATTTTTTGGGTAAGTAGAGGCAGAAACTCTACCATTTACAAAACAAGTTACTGGTGTATTTAATGTAGTTGCAGCGTCATATCTTGCAGTATTGCCACTTTGAATACTAAAACCTCCTGAAGTTACTAATGTAAGTGGAGCGGTAAGTGGAGATGTTGAATATGTGCCAGCTGTTAAATTGGCTTGAAATGATTGTGAAATAGGCAAATCCTTTGTTTCATCCCAAACCTCTACAAGTGTACCACTCCATGTATTATTAACTAAGTCTATTTCTGCTATATTAGAAGGATAATAAATTTTGTTAATGTCATCATCCATGAATCGATAAGTATTTTTAAAACTCATTAATTCATATCCACTCCCAGTATCCCATGAGATGCCATACATATTTACATCAATCTTATTACGATTGAACCTATTATGCTCCCAATGGGCAGTGTCGTTCTGTCTTCTAAATCCAAATGATTCGCCAGCAAACCTATATCTGTACCAATCAGCATCTGTTAATGTAGTTTGGTCTGATTGAAAAATAGCACCCTTAAAAACAGGGCTAAAATGATCATCAAGGAATATCTCTTGCTTGAAACTATTATTAACAGTATCTGTTTTATTATAGTAACTATTTACGCCCTTAATTTCACGTAAATCATTAGCACTTTCAAATGCTGATAAATATCTTAATTCAAAGTTTTTAAAATAGACAGTATTATTACCTGAAACGCTGCCTGAAGATAAATAAACACGTAAAATTCCCCCTGCTGGCACTTGCTTTGAATCAACTTGTATAGTATTCCATTCAGTTGTAACTATACCAGTAGATGCACTTCTATCAAATTTTAAACCATAACCAGTAGCATTTGCTAAAGAAGTAGTTAAAAACCAATCCCCATTTGCTTGTAATGAATAAAATGTACTTGCATTTACTTCTAAAATAATAAATGCTATTGGCAATTCAGAAACTGCATCTGCAGGATTTGAAAAATATCTTATATCTGTTACAAATTTTACACTACCCCCATTATTTACATTTACTGGTAAAGCCTTTATCCACCAATAAGGAGTAACTGTTGTTGTTTGTGTAAAATATATATATCTCTCTTTCAAACCACCTGTAAGACTTGTATTATAATCCTCTCTTGCTCTAAAAGTTCCTGTTGGTATAGTTGTACTATCAAGTAAGCCTCTACCATAAGTCCATGAATCAACAGTGAACTCTTTATAATCTGCTCCAGTTGCAGTTAATGTTCCACGTGCAAAAGTCTCATTTTGCAAAACCTCATCAAATCCTTTATAGTAGAAATCTATTTCATCGAATTTAGTTTTTCGATTAAGTGATCGCAACATCTCTGGCATGATAGGCTGCATTTCTCTACCTACACCAATTTCAATATCATACCTTGTAAGTACCTCAAATTGATTTACAGATGTTACATTAGCAAACCTTAAATTGTTGTTGTATGAAGTGTAAAGTTCTTCAGGTCTAAAGAACCAAAACTGATTATCCATGAACATACTTACTCCAAAGGCTCGACATATCTTTTCAATAACAGTGTAACAATCATCATATTCAGTGCCTTCTTGCTGAAATGTCTTTGCATCCAAATAGCACTGGTTGAGCGGATGCCTACCAGCAGTATCGACCATGCTATCATGAAACAAATTGCACAACAACCAATAATCAGCCGTAATACCTGTACGAATAGTTGAAAGAGCATTCTCAATAAATTGCAATGGTGTATATTTCCCGATAGCCTCTGCACCTCCAACCGAAAATGGGATACTTTTAAGAAGTCCATATCCTTCTGCTGCTCTTACTATCAAATAATGATTGCCATCATCCCATAATTCTTCAATGTCATCTTGAAGAATATAACCTAACCAAGTAGACAAACCATAGTACCCATTGTAATGAACAACTACCTCAATATCTGTATCATTGTTAGCTATGAATGTATCAAGAGTGACGCCATTTACATTTGTTTGTATCTGTATCTCACAAAGGAATGCCCTAATTGACTTAAATATATCCTCATCTGTGTTATATTCTCTAAATACAACTGGTCTTGCTCCTGGCTCTAATTGTATTACAGCACCACTTGCGCCTTCTACCCTAAAATCGACAATGACATTTTTATTGTCAATTGTCTTAAACTCCATTTGATATTTCAGTGCTTTAGCCAACTCTACTTATTTGTGCGTTTGTTCTATTGAGTGATCCTACTAAGTCCTGCCCTCTTAATACCACGTTTACCGCTCCTGCCATGTTTAAGGCTCCTGCTCCGACACCGCTGAAATTTGGATTACCTATTGATTCTCTTTTAAGTCCTAAAACACCTAAAACATCTCCAAGAACCTTATAACCTAAACTACCACCACCACCAGCACCTGGGAACAATAAATTAGCAAGTAATGAAATTACACCAGTAGCAATAATCTTCGCAACTATCTGATTAATTGCTTGAAGTACTGCCTTTGCAAATGCCTTAAAGGCACCATCTGCACCATTAAGCAAATCACTAAACAAGTCCTGAACAGGATTGAAGAATGTGCTTTTGAATAAGTCAGTAGCAGCTTGAAGATTAGCTGCATCCAAAATTGCTTTTTTTCTTTCTTGTGTAGAATTTTGTATTTTTATTAATTGTTCTAATATATCAGTTGTATCTATTTTTGGGAATTCAACTGGGATTTCTACAGATGTAACTCTTTGTTGCTCCTTCTTAAACTTATCAATTACTTTTTTCTTGTATAAAGCACCAATATCTTTTTTTACATTTTCTGCAAGAATAAAAGCTACTTCTATAGGTACTCTTTGTGTTCTTTGTAACCTTTCAGCTGCAATTTTTTTCTCTAAAGATTTTGCCTCTCTTTCTAATGCATTTGCACGTTTTTTACTTTCAGATTCTGCTGTTTTAGTTTCCTTATTTGAATCTTTTAATTCTTTTACTTGTTGTCGAGTCTTCTCATTAATCTGAGAAATTCCTAAAACAACAGGATCAAGCTGCTTTATATATGTGTCAGTTTCTGAATTGAGTTCTTTAATTTGCGATTGTAATTCTGATACTGTTTTTGCATTATTATTAAACGCAATAAGTGCTGCTTGTTGTGCTGTCACAGAACCAAAGCCAGTTAAAATATTTTCTTGATTTACATTATTTAATTCTTTTGCACTATCTATATATCTTTTATTTGCCTTGTCGAGTTTTATTCTAAGTTCTGCAATCTTAGTTTCATTTGCAGTCAGTGCTGCAGTTATCCCTGCCTCCTGAACCTTCAAACGAACCGATTCTGCCCTTAATTTACTATTGGCAGCTATAAGTATGTTTGATTCGTTAGTGAGCGCATTTTCGTCTTTAATACCAGCTACAACATCAGGAGCAACTTTCTTTAATTCACCATAGGCAGCAAGTCTATCTGCTTGAGGCTTTTTATTATCAAGTAAAGTCTTTGTAAGAATTGCAACCTTCGCCTCTTCTGCAGCTGCACTACCAGCTGCTTCATATTGTGCTTTATTTAATTTTATTTGTTCTTTTGTCAATGGTTGACCAACTCCTATAAGTGCATTAAAAGCATCACCCAATGACCCATATTCTTGAACTAATGTAGTTACTATAGATGTGACAGCACCAAAAGCAAAACCAATACCAGATGGGCCGATTAATGCACCACCTAAATTCTTTAACGCACCACCAACCCCACCAGATTCTTTACTTAATGCACCAAACTGATCAACAAGTATAGGAAGATTATTCTGAATCGCAATAAATCCGAAAGGCAAATCCCTTACAACACCATTTAGTCCTGTTAATGTGTTTTGTGCTTTTTGTGCTGCTTGTGGGAGTTCTTTTAACCCTTTGCCTGATGGTATATCAACCCCAACCGCTTTTAGATTCTTTAAGGATTGCTCAAGGTCTTCAACGTATTTATTAGCTTGTATTAAATCATCACCAAGAGCAGTCTTAACCGCTGCACGTGCATTCTTTAACTCAGCCTCAACTTCTGTGATGGATTTTGTGAATGAGGAAACATCCGCACCAAGCCGAAATATAAAATCTTCATTCATTTACTTAATCGTTTAAAGATTTCTCTCATGTCCTCTTCACTCATTCCTTGCTTTTCATCGCCTGGCAACTCCCAAAGTGCTTCAGGCGATTTAGGTGCAGTTTTTGGATCACCCATTAACCGAACCATTGTAAACATCAAAAGCCTTGTCTGTCTATAGGTATCCACTTGCTTATCTTGATAGCCATTGAGCATAAGGCTAAAATGCCTTGGACTCATGGCGTAAAAAGACTCAGGAAGTAGACCTATTTGCCCGAAGGCAAAGGCTTCGATTTCTTCGAAGGTGTAGTCTTTTTTTTTGCTTCAGGTTCTAAGGCTTTCTGCACAAACTGATTGTTTGTCCATAGTTCCAAAATTGCTTTCACTTGATTCATCGCCTCATCATTAGTGAGGTTCTGTTCAAGCCACTCAGCAAATACCTCAAAGCTATAATCAGGTTCTACATCCTTGATTAAGCAGTTATTGAAATAACCGCTATAAAGTATATGTGCTATGCCTATTTCGTTAATGTCTGCACCTTGATGGGTTTTACCTTCTACAAGTTTAGTAGATAGGTACCTATAAGATGCCATTCCGAATTTAAGTCCAATTTTAGTATCGTTTAAAGTTAAAGTGCAATAGTTCATAATTAAGCAATTACATCAAGAGTACCAGTAGATTGAATTGTGCCTGAGAAGTTGATAAATTCTGTAGTGCTTTGGTTCATAGTAAGGTCTGTGATATAACCAGCAAATTGATGGTAATAAACAGTTCCTACTGATGAACCTGTAACAGTTGGGTTCTGAACCCTCACAGTTACCTGAGTTTTGTTAACCATCGCAGACAATAAGTCCTCATAAGAAACTTGAGCAACTGTTGGAGCAGTTTCACAAATAGCATCAAAGTCAACAGTCATCTGAGGCTCTGAAGGTGAAGTCAAAACACCGCAATTGGTTTGCTCTGTTGTAGCATCCATTGTTGTGTTTACTGAAGATGTACGCAGACATACAAGGTTCTTATATGATGAACCACCAGCTACATCTATTTCTACGTTTTGGAGTGATCCTAAAATCTGACCCATTTTACTTTATTTTTGATTTACTAAATTACTTATTGTTATTATCTTTCTGGCTACAAAATTATCGCCATTTTGCAAAGGTAAGTATTGTGAGGAAGTTCTTGCTGTTGGGAATACCTCAAAGTCTGCATCATCGAACCCATCCACCGCAGTATCAGGAATAAGGATATTAAGTATTTGCCCTGCGATATTGTCAACTACTGCGTTATCGTAAACACGATATTGCTCAGAGAATATATCAATTACAACATCTACATTATTCCCGAATGATTGATTAGTATTAACCGCAGTCTCAGTAATAGATGAAATTACTACATAGTTTTTTGGGGTAGTGCGAAATGGTGTCTGCCCATAAACAGGAACATCCTGCCCATTGTAGGAGATGTTACCATTTAAGGCACTTACATATATCGTTCGAACGCTATTTGCTGCGTCTTTCATCTTTTAATATTTGTATTACACGCTCCTTAAATTTAGGCCAGTAAGCCAAGATTGAAGGTCTCATGTATGGTCTCGCAGGAAGATTAACTTGTCTTGCACCTTTACCTTTGTATTTCGCAGCTAATTCCTGCCAATCAGCATACTCTGGTAATTCGAACCCTTGCCCTGTTCCGAACTCAACATAAGCAGCGTATTTCTTTTGTGCCACTAATTGATAACTCAAGAATTGGTCTTTTCTTAGGCTTATTGAGGCTCTCAGCACCCCTGTATCCACTGGGCATAGATTCTTCGCACTTCTTGCCATTAGTTCTCCATGCGCAGCAAGTTCCATATCCATTTCTGACGCAACAGCATCAACTTTACCCTTATATTTTTTAAGGATATTGTTAAATGCTTTATCAGGTATTTCTATGTTGAAACCTTTCGCCATTAGATAACTACTTGTCTATATTGGTGATAGTTCAATCCTTCCCATTGTGGGTACTCTTGCATTGTCTTTTTAGGATCAGCATTGAGGCTTTTACCTATGTTTTGATAACTCCAAGCCACAAGCGTTAATATATCGTTTCTCAAATCAAATGGTATTGTACCATATCCTGCTTGGTATTCTACATTGTAAATACCCGCAGAATAGAGCCACAACTTACCACCTATCACCTCATAATCATCATTGACAGTCAAAGCCTCATTGTCATTAATTCCTTCCTTGATACTTACACTATTTACGCAAACCAAAGGAGAATAAGGTAAATCAACTACCCAAACATTTGGGATGCTACCAGTTAGTTCTATGTTGGCTGTAATTAATTTATTTGCTAATGACCTCCCTGTAAGTTTTTCGATGTGCTGCCTTGCTGCTGTAATTAGCTTGTCAATTTTAGTATCATCAGTATTATACTCAATTTCCATCCAATTCTTTGCATCAGTCCTACTTACAGGCTCTGCAACTGCATCTGCGTTTATTGTTACACTATTTATGTATATCGCCATTGTTGTACTTTTTCTTGCATGAAATCGTTGAACTTATCAAGTGCTTCTCTTGGATCATGTTCTCTGCTTCGTGCTTTCGCTTTCTTTGATGCAAGAGCATAGGTTTTTTCATCATCCAGGGCTGTGATAGCCTTAACCCAGCTTTTGACATCGTTTCGGTCTTTGATATAGATTCCAGCTTTACCACAATTTTCTTTTAATCCGTTTGCCTCAGAACTTATCACAGGAATACCGCTACACATTGCCTCTGTTGCTGTTCTACCCCATGATTCATAATCAGAAGGCATTATCAGTATTCTTGTTTGCCTATAAGCATCCAATATATTTGGATTATTCTTGATATATGTCAGATTAGGCAAATCTTGAGTGATTTGCTCATCATAAGAACCAAGAACACCAAGAAATGATTTATGTGGCATCGCTCTTGCTATATCTACAAAGACCTTGCCCCCTTTATTTTCGTTGCAGTTTATTAGTGTAATGTATTCGCTCTTCTCAGGTTCTATTTTTAAGTCGTAGTGTCTAAAGTCGCAAGGAGGCGTTATTACAAAATTAGGGAAATTGTATTGCAATAGGTCTTTTAACCAAAAAGAATTATATATGATGTGTTGCCTATGCTCTGCGTCTATAATCTCAGGGTATGGATGCGAATTATGTATTAAATGAAATACAGGCTTTCGATATAACTTCGCAGTGTGAATTGTCCATCTTGTATAATCCAAATGCGTGAATACCACATCTGCCCATCTAAACATCCCCTCAATGAGATTGGCATTAGGTGGAAATACATCTACCCCATCGAAAGTATAATTGTTTGTTATTCGATAGTGATTAGCTTGGTGTAGCAATACCCTTACATTGTGACCTTTAACTTGTAAATGTTTTACAATATGGTGCAACATATACTCTGCGCCACAATTATGCGCAGGAGGATAGAGGTGAATGCTACATAGTATATTCATTTCAGTAATTTATATAAACACCATAATGCTCATTCTTGAAGAGATTATGCATCATTGGGTATCTCTCAAGGAATATTTTATGGGTCAGATCATCTTGCCTGTGAATCTCATAATCATTACCACCTACTGCGCCTTGTGGCATCATGTACGGGATAGCGACCATCATTTTCTTATCAAGCGCATGAATCCTTGTCGTTAGCTTCTTAGCCTCAAAGAATGTCATGTGTTCAATGACATCTCCCAAAATAATGTAATCGTAAGCATGAACGTTAACATCTAAAGCATCCCTGCAAAATATATTGTTATATATCTTCTCAAGTTCAAACTGCTTTATGTAAGGCTCATAAACCTCTACACCATCAATATATTCAAAGAACCCTTTTAGCAATGTGCCGTAAGTACCACACCCTGCTCCAATGTCCAATATCGAAATGTGTGATTCAAAGTTTCTTGTCATGTGTTCAAGGAACTCTCTCTTAAAATAGTCGTAGGAATATGGCATAATTAAAAAAAGGGGAAGGTATTACACCTCCCCCAATACAACATGAAACAGGAATTATATTGCACCATAAACCGCAGCGCCTGGTTGGAACTGAAGAAGTTCGCAACGAGCCTCGCATCTGAAAGTAAGAAGGTTCTTGGTGAAATCATCTTCATTGAACTCTGTAGACCTTACAGACAGACCTGATTGCTGTGCAATGGCAAACTTTGTAGAGTCCATTACATAAATCTTAGAGGCTGTAACAAGGCTATGAGGAACAACAGGAACACCAGCGATTCTTACATTACCATTTTGGTCGATTACCATACCGCCAGGTACTGAGTAATCAGATGGTTTGGTTTTCAGAAGTCCTGCCCAACCAGCATGAGTGGTGAGAGCAAGATTAGCCGTCCAATTCAATGCACCAAGCTGAGCAAGGTAATCAATGAACTTCTCTGCGGTGTTGGCACCTGAAGATGAACCAGCAGTTGCAGAGGCTGCGATTGCGTTGAGGTAGTAAGTATCTTCAGCCTTTTGGAAGTCCTCGATAAGAGACTGCTGCAAATAAGCCTGAAGGAAAGGTAAATCATCAATCATTTGACGGCTAACTTTAGCATAACCAGCGATGAATGACAAAGCTGTGTTAACTACAGTGACGTCATAATCCACCTGAGGCTTAGCACTGCCCTCCGTCTGCTTTCCGAAGCTACCCTCACCGACAGGAGTGTTACCACGTGGGAAAGACACAGAACCTGTGCTAACAGGGATAATGTTGAATACAGAACGCAAGTGAGGATTAACAAAAGACCTCAAAGCTGGGTTGTCAACATAAGAGGTATAAACAGAACCAGTGAGGTTGTTGGAGATAGTCATTGTACCAACAGCCTTTTGGTCGAGTTCGTAAGAGAAACCTTTACCGCCATTTCTTGCAGCAGACTTAATGTCATCCCATCCTTTGGTTACTGCGTCAGCGATTGCACCTTTGATATTGTTGATATGCTCTGCGTAAGAAGTAGCAACTTTAACTTCCTCTTTAGCAGCGATTTTGCCAAGAGCAGCTTTAGCTTCAAGAACTTCTTTGCGCGCCTCTTCAAGAGACTGATTAGATTTAACAAGTTGCTCATTAACCTGAGATACCTTGTCTTCGAATTGTTTAGCAGCCTTTTCTGTGTTTACTGCTACTTCTGCTTTCATTTCAGAAAGCTTGGATGCAAGAGCATCCTCAAACTTTTTTAACTC